AACCATTTGATTTAATGGGTTTGAGAAATGTTACCTCTCGATCAAGTTCGCCTCTCCGTATCCGAGACTGTAGCATACCTTTGTTCCTTTGTCTTTAAAATGTTCCCATGGCCAGATATTTACTTCACTCTTGAAGTCCATCGCTAGCATTCCTTCGTACTTCACAATCTCATGACCAATCCCGGCCTTTATCAATATGTCAAGCGTTGAGTCGTCTAATCCTTTGTTCCTCCAGGATTCGTATAGTTCACCATTGAGTTTCTCTACGATGTCGCGGCGAAAACACTTTCCAATTCCAAGCACCGACCACTGGTATTTGAAATCAACCGCGTCAGTCGTCCCGAAATTCACGTAGGTAACCCGATTGATTCCGAAGAACGCCACCTTCTGTTCGAACTTTGGCGTGTAGTACTTGTCTATCAACTCAGGCAGTATCACGTCGTCGCTGTTCATCATCATGAGGTAATCCCACTCAAACTCTAGCGCTCGTTTTATACCTGCGTTGATCTTTTCCCCGAGAGGATCGTTTTTGTAGTACGTCCACTGGAACCCATACTCTTCGCAAACCGGTATAAACTCCGACTCACTCAACACACACAGAACGTCTATCTGGTGCTTCGATTCTGCTATCAGTCTTTGTAGACCTTTAAAGCAGAACTTTGTAACCTCAGGCCTTTTCCATAACGGTATAACTACACGTAACTTCAAAAGCTGTAGATTTTATAACTATGCACTAGATCCGTTAAGTACCCTGGAATCTTGTGCGCAATGTTCCCGATTACTACGGTTCCACGCTGATCATACAAGTCTGTTAGGACAAGTTTCATAGCGTGCTTGATTTCTTCCGGAACAGATTCAGCGAGTCCGTATCCCGCCACAAACCGAATTACTATTGCATTAGGATTTCCATATTCAACTTCTGGCAGGGTAACATCATACTTTCGAATGAGCCTACCCGGATCGTCTGAGGTCACAACGTGGAAATAATCTGCAATTGTCAAAGCGGTATCGTCGCCATCTACATTCTTGTAAGTGATCGATGTCACCGATTGAAGCGGTGCATATGGTAGTTTGATGCAGTCGGACCAGTTCGGTAAATACAGATCCCATGTCTGAGTAATCAAAGCACGGTTTAAGTACCTCTCGATTTGTCTTCGTGAAGCGGTTACTAGTCCTTGTATGTAGGTATCCTTTGAAGAGCTAGTCACATTCAAATGTGTCTTAGCTTCTGGAACAGATACCGGCTCTACTGTAGGGGCTATATGTAATACCGCTTTATGCATCCTTACCTGATATGTACCTTTCTCTGTTTCGGTTTTGAAATAGTGGCTGAGCTTACAGGCTCAACCACTTGCTTAACCTGGATCATGATTAAGTTGCAGATACCCTCATGTACTTCACTGGATGCTTACCAGCTTCTAGTAAGTCTCCATCGATTCTCCAGAAGGCTACGAGAGCAATTTGATCAGTGTCGCCGAATCGCTCATTGAGTCTCACCAGGCGCATGTTGTTCACAGTGCGGATGATGTACTTCTTGAAGTTCCCGAACAGGGCGATTTTAGCGCTGTCGTTGGCGGAAGCTGCTCCATTTACGAATGCTGCCATATCATCATTGATGACATATTCGTAATTCAGTATCGTAGATGGTGCGCCATCCCGGAAGCTTGGCACCCAAAGAGGATAACCAACGGTTGCCGCGAGAGACACGCGCTTGATCTCCTTCAATACTGAATCATGGAACATCCATTTTGCGCCTTTGCGATATGCATTGGCAGTGTTGTTACCGTGGGCGGCGGCTACAGTGATACCTTTTGGCTTGCTGGATCCATCCGCTAGGGTGGTGTAGTAGTTGATACCACGGCCCATGCGTTCAGTAAGGAAGCTTGAAACCTCACTAACGATATCAAACTCACTATCCTCGATCAATTCAGAGTTCAAGCGTAGCATCCCTGAGGTGATTTTGTAGGCCTCAAACTGTTGTTGACCGAAATCAATATCCTCAGCACTGGTTTCCGCGTTAACTGCTTCACCAATCAGGTAGGCGCGATTCATTGTGTCGTCTACCAATGGCCATTCGGTCGTATTGCCTTTTGAGGTTTTCCATATACGGGATACCTGGAGCATGCCGCCAAAGTCAAGCATTGCTTTTTCCAGTTCACGCTGGAAGCCTGTTGCAATTGTATACCCACCTTTGGCATCAGTGGTGGATTGCACATTAGCGCGGGTTATTCCGAGTTTTTTGTACTCAGCTTCGATCATTGAATCGTCATCCTTCTCACTTTTAGCTGGAGACATGAACTTTCTGAGTTCTTGGGAGACACCACCAGTCATTACATACTCCTTGAGGGCAAGATTTTCCATCTCTTTCCGTTTCTCAGGGGTAACGTCACCTCTCTTCAAGGTCTTTTCGATCTCGGTAACCTCTGCGGCTTCTTCAATTTCCTTCTTCTCGAAGTCCTCGAATTTCTTGGCCTGCGCCATGAGGGAATCATACTCTTTGTTCCACTCGTCAAACTTTGCATTGTCTTCGGCAGTTAGAGTTTCTTTCCCATACAGATCTTTAATGTCTCTGTATATCTTCTCTGCCTTCTTCTTCAATTCATGACTCTTTGCCATTTCTAGTTGATTTTTAATTCGTGTTTCATTACTGCCAACCTCATTGCAAGGCGGTCTTTTTTTGTGTCCTCGATTTTTTCGATCTGCTTTTCAGTGACCTTGCCCTGTACATGGTCGAGAACTTCCTGCACAGTCATATTTTTGACATCCCGTAGACTTACATCTTCGGGCATGAATCTCATGAGATAACTTAGGGCTGCATCGGCATGATGGGGGATGGATCTACCCACGGCCTTTGCATTGGATGGGATATTGACAATGGAGAACTCGAGCAACTCCTGGCCTGAGAAATAGTAGGTTTCATCCTTACCTCCTTGACGCTGATCGCCGTCCCCATACTTTCCTTCGCCGATTTCCAGGAAACCGACTGAGGTTGCTCTAAGAGTGCCATTCAGAACTTTTCGAAAAATTTTCTCAGCAAGTGGATTGATGTCCTTTGTCTCGAATGTTACCGCACCAATGAGTTTATCGCCTTCAAGGAAGGCGCGACCAGGACCGAGTACATCGTCAGGATTTGGACCTGAGCACATATTATCTCCATATACATTGTGCTGGTATCCGACAATTGGATTCGCATTGAAGTTTTCGAGATCCCATCCCTTCATATTCAATACTGTCCGATGTCTGTCGCGATCCGCTGAAGAGATTATAAACTCAATCGTTCTGTCCTCTTCGGCTTTCGCGCGATCAAACTCCCTTATATTTCCAAATGCGTATTTTTTCATGCTGCTTTTTCTTTTGGTGGTTGCACTGGTTCCGGCTTTTGGCCGAGAAGTTCAACCGGTGAATAGGTGCTATTCATGAAGAATTTTTTGATAGTCTCCGTGCCGTCCATCGGCCATCCTTCGGCCTCACGCGCTTCCGCAGGTTGGATGATTCCATTCTGCACACCGGCACCATACACTTCGTAACGCGTCTTCATGTCGCCCTTGATCAAGTCGTCGAGGTTGAATTGAGTCATAAACTTTCCGCGCTCTCCCTGGAAGAATAGTTTTCGATCTAGTTCTTGTTGGAATCGAATAGCCCAAGGAACGGCGACGTCCTTTGCGAATGATCTTTCCTGGCTGTCGATATTTGAATAGTTGGCGTCGTCAAGTACTCCGATCTTGTGCGGGGGCATCCGGAACCATCCGCAGATTTCAGTGCGTTCGAATTTTTTAGATTCAAGGAATTGAGCGTCGTTCTGTGGAATTGTGAGTTGTTGATACTTAACCCCTTCTTCGAGTACAATGGTTTTAAACCGGTTCTTCGCGCTGGAGTGTTCTTTCTCGAATGAGTCTTTAAGGTTGTTTTTCTCTTTCGTTCCCATTGTGCCAGGAGTCATCAGTATCCCCGATGCCTTTGCACCATTGGCGTAGAATGCGCCCTCATGCTGAATTTTAGCGATTGCGTTCGCGAGTCCTTCGCGCTGAATTTCTGCGGTACTTAATCCGATCAGTCCGCTTGTGCCGAGGTTCTTCAAGTGAATCATGTCGTCGGACATGATTATCTCGGTCTTGCCCTGATGAATCCACTCGTAATAGAGTTTACCACGCTCGGTCATCTTCGGCGTTACTTCGTAAGCCGGGAGAAGCTGTAGTTCTTTGGCGTTCGCGAACTTATCACGGACGATTTTTGAATACCCATTGCCCCAAGAGGCTGCCCAAATGAGCATAGACTGAACCCATTCGAACCGGTTGTAATAAGGAGATGGCTCTGCGTGGAGTAGCCAGTAATTATTATGGGAAGTGTTGGCGCGTGTTGCCTTACCGACTTTTTCAACGACCTCTAGATCCATTGAAGCCATCGTTTCAGCGATCACCTTAATGCAGGAATAATATGCGCCAACACCGAGGGCTTTCTCTTCGTTGACTACAATTTTTGCTGTGGTTTTCTCGCCTTGATCAATGAAGGCAGATAGGGGCGTAGATGGATTTTCCAACGAAGCGCGTAGCTCCGGATAGAAATAAGAAAGAGTATGTTTAATAAAACCCATTCTTCACCTTTCCCCCGTTGTGATACACAAAGGTTGAGAGATGAAAAAATGAATCAGGTAAACATTGTTATACTTGTGCGACTTTTCCTTTTACGCACTTGTGTTTGTACCAATCATAGGGATAGATTGCAATTTTCCTGTCAAACTCCGGGCGTTTATTGAGTCGGCGCGTTCCGGCGTATTCATTATGCCATGGATTTTCGCCGGGTCGCAGACATTCTAAGAGGAAAGATTTTTTCCAGATTGATGGTTGATGAGAAACAAGATACTTGCTTGTGTTGTGGAAGAAGAGTGTATTTCCGTGGCTTTCGAGGCTGTAGTATTGGATAACGGGACTTATTTGCAGACGAAGCAATTCTAAATCGGTCATGATCTGAAATGCTTCCGATAAAGGAGGAGGTTTTTTGATGTAATGGTCTTCCTGTAAGTAGAGAATATATTCGGTAGGTATTTGGCGTAGGAGGGTAATTAACCGGTTCGACCATTCGCCGCGTCCGCTGTATAGAATTGTCCGGCTTGGTAGATTGTAGAAGTGTGCATCATTCTCACATGGAATGTCTGTGCCAAAGTAGAACATAGGACGGTCAGGCCAGTTTCTCTGTAAATCCCTGACCATTCCTTCCCATAGAAATGAGTATTTACTGAATGTGTGAATCAGTACTGATAAATTCATCCCAAGAAATCAGGTTGAGTAATCCTATTCGGTTTGATGAAAATGTTTGCCAGTCTGGAAACCTATCGAGGTAAAAGGACCTCTGAGGTTTAGGTACATAAACATGGTTTCCATAAACTATCATGCATCCATTGTCAATGTCAATAGTGTGTTTTGCCCGGCCAATCGTTGCCGCAAATTTGTATACATCACCATTCCAATGGCCTGTTTTCGTTGGCCTCGGTACAATAGTATGTTCTTCTTTTTCCGGATTGCAGTCATGAAGGACTATGAATCCACCAAGAGAGAGTATTTTTAACGCGTTTTCGAAGTCTTTTCTCACCTGTTCAGCGGTGTGAAGTCCGTCGATGAATACTAAATCCGGCTGTATCCCGAGATAAAATTCTCCGGCGAAGAACTCATCGCTAGTCATCTGCCACGTTGCTCCAGATTTAGGGTCAGGATCAACACTTACCTTTTGAGGGCAGATGATTTTATCAAAATTCTGCTTAGGATCTTGTACGCCGATTTCTAAGTATGAAATAAGTCCGTGTTTTTCAGCGAGGTGGTTTAATAGGTCTGTTCTAGTTTTCATTAATCTCTGCTTTAATTCCATTGTGCATACTTTCTTTGCCTAACTCCACCAATAACTGTAAATGATCTATACCAGGGTCGTTGATCAGTTCATTTGCCAAGAATATTTTCCCTGAACACCATTTACGATCTAGTTTATCGCGCATCATAACTAGGAAGACAAGACAATTATGTTTCTTTTTTGTTTTGCCGATAAGGACAACTTTAACTCCGTCTTTATTAAAGACCTCCTTAGGATGCATTCTAATTACTTTCATAACTTCAATTTATGATGATACCTTCTTGATTTTACCCCTGCGTACGGGTCTAATACGCTGCCAATATCGATAAATGTATGGTGACTGTCCGCAAAGGCATCGATAATAACCTCGCTCATCATTGAGG